CCGGCCATGTTCGGTCGCGCTGTCGGAATGACCCCTGGCGCCGCCAAGCAGGCGGGTCGCCGCGACAGCATCGCCGCCGAGTGGTTTAGCGCCACCGCTCGCGCCGCTCATGAGCGCGGCTTCGGCGAGATCACGGAAGCCAGATTGGCCGAACTGGCGGAACAACGCCGGACGGCTCCGAAGGCCGCGTAATGCCTTGCCTCGCCAACACCTTCGGACACGCCCCGCAACCAGTGCAGCGGGACTTGATCCAGTTGGCCTCCAGCGTGGCTCGAACCCGCAACACACGCGGCTTCCGCTTCGCTTCTCGTATCGCCCGAAGCTGCGCCTTCACGCCCTTCCGGCAAGCCTTCTTCTCCGCACCACGCAACAAACCACTCACCCACGCTACCGCGGGACCGGCCACCATGACCGGTTACGGCGAGCCCTGGGGGAGCGAGTTCGCCGACCGCGTTACGCGAATTACGCGCCACAACCTTGGCCATGGCAATCGCGTTCGGGTTGATTCCAAACCCGGCTCGATGCGGCAAGGCGTCACGCCAGAAATAGGTCAAACCCAAAACGGGTGTTCGCCATCCGCCCTTCATTGTCGGAGGGCCGACGTATGAGCGTCCTGATCCCGCCAAGCATGGATGAAGCGGACGGCGCGTTGCCCATCGCGGTGATGATTGCTGGCGCTGCGAAGCTGGCTCGCAAGGCGCGCCGTCGCGCTCAGCGGGAAGCCAAGATCACGCATTGCGAACCTGTCTGCGTTGAGTGCGGCGCTATGGCGAACCTCGTCAAGGGCGATGCCATCTACCCGCACCGTCGCGACCTGCACGCGAAGAACTTCTACCTCTGCGACTGCGGCGCCTATGTGGGCTGTCACCCGTTCACGCGGCTGGCGCTGGGGCGCCCGGCTGGCGAACTCACCCGGAAGGCCAGGAGCCGAGCGCACAACTGCTTTGACATTCTGTGGCGTCGGAAGATGCGCGTTGAGGGCTGCGCCCAGAACGTCGCGCGCGAGGCCGCCTATCGCTGGCTGGCCGGTCAACTTGGGTATCCCGAGGGCGCCTGCCACGTCGGATGGATGACCGCGACTGAGGCTCACGCCGTCGTCGCGCTCTGCAATCCCTACGTTCACGGAAAGCCCGCCTGATGGCTCTCCCCCAATCACAGAACACGTCGCGGCGGGCCTCCCCCCTCCCTGTCGCGATGCGTCAAGCCCCTCCGCGCCGTCATGGCTGCGGAGGGGCGCTGACACCCAATTCGTTCGCCAGTCTCTCCCGGTCATGGCGTTCGAGGGCAGGGGGCGCGGCGTATTTGCGCCTCCTGTCCAACCTCATCCAGCAACGCTCTAGCGCGTTCGCTATGGGCGTCGGCAAGCTTCAACAGCCCGCCAAGCCCGTCTCCGTTCTCCCTCACGAAATGCCTGAGCTTCCCGGCCAGCATCCCGTGAGTAACTGCTCGTTCGATAGCCTCCATGTCTGTCCGTCCTCGTTCGTGGTGTCCCCACAATGAGCATAACGGCGAACCAGATCATGACTCTCGATGGGCAGATTCTGCCATTTGCGCGCGACCTTCGCGAGGCCCTTGCGGTCTACGCGCGGCGTCAGTGGCCCACCAACACCAGCGGCCATGCGGCCAAGGCGTGGGGCCTTCCAAAGACGACGATGACGAACCTGCTGAAGGGTCACGCCTCAGACGCGACGGTGACGGCTGTCATCCGCGCGGGTGGCTGGCCTCTGGCGCTGGCGGTTGTCGGGGCGACCATCGGGGAAAGCCTCGATGAGTTCATCAACAAAGAACAGGAGCGCCTGCGCCATGAACGCAGAGCCTACGAGGAACGGGAAGCCCGCCTGGGTGAGATGGCCCGCCACATGCGTGCTCGGGCTGGTCTGGGCGGTGGCGGCTCTCCTGAGCTGGAGCCTCGGAGGCCTCGGGAAGGGCGCTCATTCAGTCGCCGAGTGGGCGATCAACTCGATTGAGGATCTGAGCGTATGAAGCTTCGCATCCTAGACCTGTTTTCCGGCATCGGCGGTTTCTCGCTGGGCCTGGAGCGGACGGGCGGGTTCGAGACCGTGGCGTTCTGCGAGATCGAACCCATCGCCCGCGCCGTCTTAGCCAAGAATTTCCCCGGAGTGCCGATCTATGACGACGTCCGCAGCCTCACAGGCGACCGCCTCGCCGCAGATGGAATTGGCGTTGATGTCATCACCGGCGGGTTCCCTTGCCAGGACCTCAGCGAGGCTGGCGGCCGCGGCGGCATCAACGCGTCACGGTCTGGTCTGTGGGGAGAAATCGCGCGCCTGGTTAGCGAGCTTCGACCCGAAATCGTCATCGTGGAAAACGTCTCAAACCTCCTTGCTGGCGAACGGGGAGCTTGGTTTGGCCGACTTCTCGGAGACCTGGCCGCGCTCGGGTATGATGCGGAGTGGCATAGTATACCGGCTTCCTACGTTGGCGCCCCTCACGAACGGGACCGGGTCTGGATTATTGCCGACCGTCGTGAAGTCGGACGGGACCGGCCAGGCGGCTATCCTATCGCCAAACATGTCCTTTATGACCACTCGCACTGGCCGGCTGCGGCGCGTGGCGAATGGGGGGACTTGGTCGATTGGCTTAAGTCGCCTGATGCTTCTCACCTTTGGGAAGCCCCTGACGGAACGCCTCGCCGAATGGCTGATGGGGTACTCCGTGGACTGGACAGCCCCGCCGTTGGCGCCTGCGGAAACTCCGTTGTCCCCCAAATCCCAGAGCTGATCGGCCGCGCCATTCTTGAAGCGAGGATTGCCGCATGATCCGCTCCCTCAAAGCCTACGCCTGGAAAGCCCGACAGTGGTTCACCTCCCACAAGGCTGAACACATCGCCCAAGCCCGCAGGATCGCCCTGGAGGCCTATGACGAGGCTGTAAGGCGCAAGGACACCCGCAAGCAGGCAGAACGCTGGCCTGAGGCTTTCAGGGCCACCAATGACGCGCTGCGGGGTGGGCTGTGAAGCCGTCCGCCAAGCCCAGCAAGTTCCTGAACAAGAAAACCGTCGTGGACGGGATCGAGTTCGACAGCATCAAGGAAAGCCGCCGATACGGTGAGCTGAAGCTGCTGGAGCGTGCCGGCGAGATCAAGTCGCTGAGCACCCAGACGGCGTTTCCGCTGATGGTCAACGGCGTCCGCGTCGCCAGCTACAAGGCCGATTTCGTCTACCTCCGCCAGCCTGACGGCTCCCAGGTGATCGAGGACGTGAAGTCGCCCTTCACCCGCAAGAACCCCGTCTATCGCCTGAAGGCCAAGATCATGGCCGCGATGGGCCAACCCATTGTGGAGGTCTGAGCGATGGAGACCTTTTCGCCTCGCGCCTCCCGCCCTGACCGTCGCCTCGTCCAGCGCGTCGCTGAGCGCGTGGCCCTCCGCTACAAGGTCAGCCTCACCGACATGTACGGGATGAACTCACGCGTCGCCGTGAAGCTGGCGAACCGGCAGGCTTGGAGGGTGATCCTCCGCGCCACTGGCTGCACCGTGGGCGGCCTTGCGCACGTCTGGGGATGTCACCGCCAGTCGATCCACAACAGCCTGCGGCGGACCTTCACCCCGGAAACGAAGCGTGAAGCCGTCGAGCGCGCCCAAGCCAGCGCCACCCTTCGATGGGTCTACGGCGTCGCTCTCGGCGAAGCCAAGTTCTCCGGCCACGACCGATCAACGCAAACCGACATCGCCCGATGGAACAATCTTGGCCGGAGGAATGCGGCATGAGCCTCGTTCGTCACCAGCTTTTAGACGACGGGCGCGTCCTGATCGTCTGCGTCAATGGGTCCACTCACAGCATTCGCGTCAGCCTCTCGGAGGCCAAGCGTTTTGCCTGGGCGCTGTTGAGCGACCTAGACCCCGATGGCGTCTTTGAGCACGAGGCCCCGCCGTCGAAGCAGAAGAAGCTCAAGGAGCCCCCTCAGGCCCTCCAGCTACTCCGCATCCTCTGTCGCCGAGACATGACCACGCCTGACCTTGGCATGGCTATCGGGACAACCCGCAATCAAGCGGCGGTCGTCCTCCACCGGCTGAAGGAACTGGATCTCGTCCGGGTCGTGATGTCGGGCGGAAACAGGGTCGAGGAAATTTCCAGGGCGCCCAACACCTGGGGTGCAACTGAGGTCGGCAAGAAGTACCTGGTCGATTTCGACGCCAAGTCGCTCGATAGGTCTTCGTCGTACACAGGCAAAGGATTTCTTGTGAATACGACAACTGACCGCACCCCCAAATCAGTTGTGGCGGGGTAATCTGAGGTCATGGCGAACGCTTACCAGTGTGACCGCAAATGAGCGTCCAAGCACTCTCTTGGGCGATGGCGCAGCAGCCGGGCCGCCCTATTGGCAAGCTGGTCCTGATCGGCTTGGCGAACACCTGTGGAATGAACGGCGAGCTGTCATTTGATGGCGTCCGCGAGTTTACGGGCATGACGCGCGATGCGTTTCAGGCTGAGGTCGCGGAACTATACCAAGCCGGGTTCATCGAGAGCTCGGATGGACAGCTTCGACTAGCCTGTCCATCCGTGGACCCTCTGATCTCACGCGATCCTTCGCCGTCCCTGCGGAAACAAGTTCTGGAGGAGGGGGGGTTCGTCTGCGTGGCGTGCGGCTCCACTGAGCGCCTGTGCGTGGATCACATCATGCCGAAGCGCCGGGGCGGTATGGGAGACCGTGCGAACCTCCAGGTTTTGTGCGCGCGCTGTAACACCAGCAAGGGCGGAAAGCACCCTGACCAATGGTCTGGACGGAAGGTGGCGGGATGACCATCACCGCCGCCGTGATCCGTAAGATGGTCGAGAAGGGGCTGACCGCCTCCGACATCGCGGAACTGTGCGAGGTGATCGAGGAAGGTTTCGCCAAGCCTCTCGCGTCCGATGAGCGCCTTGAGCGCAAGCGGGCTCGGGATGCTGCTCGAATGGCCGAAAAGCGGGAAGTCGCGCGACAGTCGCACGACGTCGCAAGCGACAGTCGCCAAGAAACCCCCCTTTCCCTTTCCCCTCCCCCCCAGACCCCCCCACCCCATACCCATACCCCCCCGGAATATACTACGCGGGCGAAGGGCCGAGCGACCCGGCGTTGCCCGGAAGACTGGGGTCCAAGCCTGGACACCCACGGCAAGCTGATTTCCGAGGGCTTCACGGCTGGCGACCTTGAGCGAGCCCTGACCCGGATGCGGGACCACGAATTCAAAACCGCCCGCCTGGATTGGGACGCCACGTTCCGGAACTGGGTGAGGACCGACGCTGACCGAAAGCCCCCGACTAGGATTTCCCCCAATGGCCTACCTGCCCCCGACGCGAAGCGAATTGCCCGAGAAGAAAATCTCCGTCGTGCTTACGCCGGCTCTGAAATGGCTCTTGGAGGACGCTCCTAACGCCGAGATCGCCGCAGCGGACATCGCGGCCAGCACCGAGCTTCGCACCGAGGCGCATTGCGCCCTGCCGATCCTCAAGGCCGCTGCCCTGCAACTGGCGGGGGAGGCTGGGGTCCGCGATGTGATCGGGCGCCGGTTCGCCCTCTACCCGCAACAGGACCGCTCGGACCACGAATGGGCGGCTTGGTGGTCCGACTACTACGACGCGCTCTCCAACGTGACCTGGGCGGCCCTGGAAGCGGCCATGAAGGTCTACGTCGCCAACCCGGCCTCGGAGTTTATGCCCAAGCCCGGCAAGCTGCTGGAGCTTTCGCAGCACACGCCGAACAAGGCGGTGAAGGCGTTCGAGCGGGCGACGGCTGCGGTGCTTGGGGCGCCAAAATCTGAGGAGCGGGTTCCCTACACCCCGACCGAGGAGGAGAAGGCGCAGGTTGCGGCGATGCTGAAAAGCTTCAAGGCGAAGAACATGGAGCGGATCGAAGCCGCCAAGCCGCCCCCCATGCCTGCCACCCACGGCAAGGCTGACGAGACCGGCCTGACTCCCCAAATGCGCGAGCTAATGAAGCGCCGGGAACAGTCCGCCTAACCCATCAATCGAGGAAGGAAACGAGGATGGAAGAGAAAGATTTAGGGGACCGCCCGGAGCCTGCCATGGAGCGGTCGCCTTCGGCGCTGCCGGCAGAGGCGGGGGTGTCTGGAAAGTGGCGCAAGCGGCCCGTCGTGATTGACGCCTTCCGCCTGGGCCATGATCCCATGCCGGACTGGTTCTGCGACAAGGTGACCACCAACGAAGTCACCACGCACAATGTCGATGACCGCTGGCGCGGCGGCCCAGACGTGGCGCTGATCAAAACCCTGGAGGGGACGATGCGCGCCGAGTACGGCGACTGGATCATTCGGGGCGTCCAGGGCGAGGTCTACCCCTGCAAGCCGCACATCTTCGCGGCGACCTACGAGCCCGCCCTATGACCCCCGCAGCTAGAAAGTTCCATCAAGACGTTGGCTATAACGTGGCTCTGGGCGTCATGTGGCTCGTGTGCGTATGGCTGCTCGGCGGGTACGCCGTTGGCGCGTTAGGATCCGTGACCTGGGACCGCTGGCGGCCGACTGACGCGACGGATGCTGATTGGCGCCACCGGTCTGGCCTGCGGCTCTACACCGACCACGCCACGGGTTGTCAGTACATCAGTGCAGGTGGCGACCTCACCGCACGGCTGAACGCCTCAGGTCATCAGATGTGCGTCCAGTCGCGGACACCACTGAACGCCAGCTAAGTCCCCGGGAGGCCTCATGAATTTAGGCCAAAGGAACCCCAATGACCCAAGACCTAAAGACCAAGATAGCCGAGGCGATCAATGCCGACCTCCAAGTTCCGCCGTACCCGGTTCTCGGGCTCCCTTCACGCGCCGCCCAAGCCGCCCTCCAAGCCATCCATGATGCTGGATACCGGCTGCTGCCTCGTGACCCGACCGCTCGCGTGCTGGCTGACGCGATGATGAACGCCGTGACCTACGACCCGGACGCCAAGGATTACGCCATCACGGGTGCTGTTCTAGAACTCCTGCCGCCCACAGGCCACCCTGACGCCCGGCTGGTGATCGCCGAACTCAGCCGCGACTACCGAGCCATGATCCGCGCATCAAGCCCAGCGGGGGCCTCATGAGCCTGAAAACCCTCATCGCCCGCTGGCTTGACCCGGACGCCTACAGAACGGTCGAGCGCTACCACTACCTGCGCGCTCGCTTGTCTGAGGCGCAACAGTGGCTCGGCTACGACTTCCCCGAGGTGGACGCCACGATCATGTGGGCCAAGGTCTCAGAGGTGAACCACTTCCGGCGGCTTGATCAGGATGCCGTGGAAACCGTCCCCGGAAAGCCGTGGATTTGGACGGTCTACGATTTCCGAGAACACCTGCGCAGCGCGCACCGGGCGAAACCGGTCCAAGCCTCCCAACCCAAGACGGAGGAGGGGTGACATGATCACCGCAGTCGTCTGGGTCCTGATCGTAAGCTTCTCCGGTGGCTTCCATAGCTCCATCACCGTGACCGACATCGCCAGCAAGGAAAGCTGCATGGCCGCTGCAAGCGCGATGCTGAAGCAGTACGGCACCTCGAAAGCGACCTGCATCGCCGTCCGCAAGGTCTTCCCAAATCCCACCCCGAAAGGCGATAGACAGTGACCGACTACCGGAACAATCGCCCGGCCTGGCTCCAGTGTGGAGGGAAGGCCCAATTCTCCTCTCCGCAAGTCGCGGCCAAAGTGGCTCGCCGGCAGAACGGAGCCAAGAAGCGCCGTAAGCGCCGGATGCGAGCTCTCAACAGCTACCACTGCCCGCACTGCGGCTTTTTCCACATCGGAGGGACTGGAAAACTGATCTAGCAAACCGGCAAATCAGTATATACCTCAATCAGTTATCGGGGACGCGTCGAAAATATGACCCGCTGGATTCACGGTATCTCCAAGGAACTGCTCCGCGCGGCGTTCTGCGAGTATTTCGGCGTAAGCGTGGAGCACGCGGACATCCTCATCCTGCTCTATGAGCGCCCCAACGAGCGCATCACGACACGCAAGATGAAGGCTCTGCTCAACTCCCACCGCCCCCCGACCCGACAAGCCGTCTATGAGCGCGTCAGGGTCCTCAGGGAAATCATGGAGCCGGAGAGTCTGGATAGCGGCGGCCAACTGGACGACATCGGCTACACTCTGACAGACATCGGAACGGAAGAGTGCCGCCTAGCCCTCAGATCCATGGCGAGCGTCCTCCTACGGCACGGCCCCGAGGTCGAGGTTCCTGGGTGTGCAGTCGATGACATTACCCCAACTACCCGCCTTCTCCCTCAGACGGCCAAGCCGCAACCCGCTGAGAAAGACCGCGAAAGCCGCACACTAAGGCTCGCATGACCCATCCAGAATACCTCGAAGCCTTCCACGAGATCACCGTGAAGGTGATGCCCGAAATCGCGCTGGCCCTGTCCAAGGGCGAGAACGACTACGCCGCTCAGGTTATCTCCGCGTTGGGGGCCCGTCACGATGCGCTGTGGACACAGCGGCAGGCGACGGCGGTGCGGGAGATCGCGTCATGAGCGCTGCTTACATCTACGGCTTGACCGACCCGGAGACGGCTGAGGTCCGCTATATCGGCAAGGCCAATGATCCGGAGAAACGCCTGGCGGGTCATAAGCGAGAAATTGGACGCCGCAGGACGCCCCTGTATTCGTGGATGGGGGCTCTTGCCAAGAGAGGGCTCAGCCCTGGTCTGGTTGTATTGGAGCACGCGGTCGACTGGCGGGAGGCGGAACGCCGCCTAATCTCGGCTGCCCGTGATCGTGGAGACCGCCTGCTAAACCTCGCAGATGGCGGCGATGAGCCATTCTGCTCTCCTGCGGTCAGGAGCGCCAATGGCGTGAAGCTGGTGGAGCGTATCCGCTCGGACGACAAGTTTCGGGAGCTCTGGAACTTCAAGCGAAGCATTAGCGCGCTCCTACGGGACAACCTTGTGTCGAACAAGACGCGCGCGAAAATCCGGTATGCAGCTCGCGCTTTGCCGGACGTATTCGGCCAGTGGGCAGACATCCCAGACCGTCTGGAGACGGAAACGGGATATCCACTCTACGGCTACGGATATGTGAAGGGAGGCCGAGTTGGCGCGCCCCAGCAAATTTGACCCGGCCTTTGTTCAACAGGCGGGGAAGCTAGCGAAGTTCGGCGCCACTGATAGTGAGGCAGCGGAGTTCTTCGATGTGGCGGTTTCAACGATCTATCTTTGGAAGAAAGAACACCCGGAGTTTTCGGAGGCCCTAAAAGTGGGCAAGGAAGAGGCTGATGCTCGCGTTGAGCAGTCGCTTTACCGCCGAGCCCTGGGTTACAGCCACGACGCGGTGAAGATTGCCATAAATGCCGAGGGCAAGGTGACGGAAGCCCCGTTCACCGAGCATTACCCGCCAGACACGACTGCCGCCATCTTCTGGCTCAAGAACCGGCGCCCAGAACAATGGCGAGACGTGAAGGCGCAGGAAATCAGCGCGCCAGGCGGCGGCCCGGTCCAACACCACGTTCTTTCCGACAAGGTGGGGAGCCTTTCGAGGGATCGGCGGGACGCGCTCCGGGATGCCGTGAAGGCAGCAATGGACGTCGATGGCTGACGGATCATCCCTTGCTGAGATCATCGCCGATAACCCAAAGGCCGCCTGGCACGCGCTGAACTGCGCCGACGCCAAGGAGAGCCTTCACGACTTCTGCGGGATGATCGAGATACCTGGCGCCCCTCTGGGGGCGGAGGAGGACGAGGACGCCGACACGTCGTTCCTGCCCATTGAGACGCCTCAGGCTGCCCACCACAAGCTGCTGATCGACAAGCTGGAGGCTATCGAGCGCGGAGAGATCCGCCGCCTCATGGTCTTCATGCCGCCCGGAAGCGCGAAATCGACCTATGCCTCGGTTGTCTTCCCGTCGTGGTTCATGGGGAGGAAGCGGCGTCGGAATGTGATCGTCGCGACCTACGGCTCTGACCTGGCGCGCAAGATCGGGCGTCGGATGCGGTCGGTTGTGCGACAGCCCGTCTATCGCGATATCTTCGGGACCGGGCTTGCTGATGACCAGAAGGCCGCTGACGAGTGGGCGCTGGACAACGGTAACGAGTTCATGGGCGGCGGTATCTTGTCGGGGATCACCGGCAATCGCGCTGATGGGTTCATTGTTGATGACCCGGTCAAGGGGCGCCAGGACGCTGATAGCGAGACGATTCAGGACCGCACGAAGGAGGAGTACGACGCCACCGTCGTCAGCCGCCTGAAGCCCTTCGGATGGGTGGTGCTGATCCAGACCCGTTGGAACGAGCGCGACCTTGCGGGCCAGATCCTTCCCGAGGACTGGGATGGAGAAAGCGGCCCAATCATGTGCCGCGACGGGCTCGTCTGGGAGGTGCTGTGCATTTCCGCTGAGGCTGGGCCAAACGACCCGCTAGGCCGCGAGCCCGGCGAGATGCTTTGGCCGGAATGGTTTGGGCAGGACCCGCTGTTCTGGACAGCGCAGCGGAACAACGCTCGGACATGGTCGGCGCTCTATCAGCAGAGGCCAGCGCCGACAGACGGCACCTACTACCAGCGCTCATGGTTCCGTCGCTACCGCCCTGGTGACGAGCCCAGGCACTTGCGCAAGTACATCACCAGCGACCATGCCCCCACGGATGGCGTCGATAGCGACCCCAACGTCGCGCGGGTCTGGGGGGTGGACGACAAAAACGATGTCTACCTGCTGGACGGCTTCAACCACGTCGCCAAGATGGACAAGACCGCTGAGCGGATCATCGGCCTGATCAAGAAGCACGAGCCATTCGCCTGGTTCCCTGAGGATGACAACAACGTCAAGTCCGCCGCTCCGTTCATCATGCAGCAGATGAAGGCCCAGGGCGTCCGCACTCGCATCGAGCCCATGAGCCCGCACGGGGGCGACAAGGCGTCCAAGGCGCAGTCATTCCAGGGTATGGCGGCTTCAGGGATGGTCTGGATACCTGAGGGCCCCGAGGGTGACGCGGTGATCGAGGAGCATATTCGGTTCCCAGCCGGCAAGCATGACGAAGAGGTCGATTGCAGCGCCATCATGGGCCGCGCCATCGCCATGGCCCACCCTGCCATCGTTCCTCCCGAGAAGCCTCAGCCCGGAGAGGTTCGTGGCATCGGGCAGATGACCTTCAACGAGGCCGTGGAAACCCTGCTTCAGCCCAAAGTGGATCGGGTGTAGGCGCGACCGGCTGAGAAACCGACCCGACGCCATATTCTGCTGGAATGTCGGATAAAGACTATTCCCAGCTCACGTCCGCGACGGTCGTAAACGATACGGACCTTGTCGCTGTCTATCCGACCGGCGGCCCGCTGAAGAAGATGACGTGGGCGACCCTCAAGGCCGCCATCATTTCGTCTCTGACCGGGACCTATCTGACGGTCGCCAACAACCTGTCGGACCTCGCCAGCGCATCCAGCGCCCGCGCGAACCTGGGCCTGGGGTCTGTCGCGACCCTGGCGGCGTCGGCGGTTTTCCAAGTCGCCAACAACCTGTCTGAGGTCGCCAGCGCCGCGACGGCGCGAACTAACATCGGCGCGGCTGCGGCGGCCTCCCCGACGATCACCGGCGGCGCGACCTTGAGCGGATCGGTCAAGGGGAACCCTCAGGCTCTAGGCGCCCTGGAGATCGACGCCAGCGTGGGCGAGTGGTTCACCAAGTCGATTTCGACAAACTCCACCTTCACGACGACGGGTTGGACAGCCTCAAAGGCGCAGGGCTTCATGTTCAAGCTCACCACGTCATCGGGGGCGATTCCAACCTGGCCGGCTGCGGTGAAGTGGACGGGCGGCGTGGCTCCGGTCTTGGGAGACGGTGTCCACCTCCTGGGCTTCGTGAGCGACGACGGCGGGACCACGATCTATGGCGCCGTCTTTGGGTCGCAAATGGCATGATGCGCCGCCTCTTGATGGGCTCGCTCGATCTCAATTTCCTGAGCGAGAGCGAGGTGATTTTCGCGGCGATGACATCTCCGCCGGACCTCGCGCGGAAGATCGCTATCAACACGCTGATCTCCAAGCTTATCACTGGCGGCGTTTGGGATAAGCTAGACCGTCTCTTTGTGCTGGCGGCCCCGGCGGGAACAGACGCAGCTCTGAACTGGCTAACGGCGACCCCTACCCTAAACCCGACCGGGTCAACGTCGTTTGAGGCTGACCGTGGGTATACCGGAGACGGCGCTACGGGGTCGATCAACACCAATTTCATCCCCTCGGCGTCTAGCCTATTTGCGCGGAACGATCACAGTTTCGGTGCGTGGATGCGGACGGCCGGAAGCGGCGTCTTGCTGGGCGTCAGCGACAGCGTAAAGAAACTGTCTGTCGCGACGAACGGAACGACGTCTTACACGGTCGAGGACACCGGGGCCGATACGGTTTCGGCAACCGGAGTCGGCCATATCGGCGTCGTTCGCACTGTTGGCTCGGAATACGAGATATATAAATCCGGCGCCTTGGTTAAGACGGTTACGTCGTCAAGCGATACGCTCCCGACTTTGGCGTTTGCTCTCCTGGCGCGAAACGCTGACGGATTCCCGGCGGATTTCAGCACCGCGCAAATCAGCATCGCCTACTTCGGAGCCGGCCTGACTGCTGGTGAGGTGGCGATCCTTCACAACGCCCTTGATGGCTACATGACGGCGATTGGAGCCTGACCATGGAACGATCTCAATATCTCGCTCAAGCCCTCCAATCCATGGGATCTGACCCGCTCCAGCAAGGCCAATCGCCGGACCTCTCCGAGATGAAAAAGATCGTGGAGGCCCGCAAGGCGTTCGAGGCCGCAAACCCAGGTCAGAGCTACATGGCCAATGGGATGCAGCAGATGGGCCAGAACATCATGGGTGCTCCGGCTGCCATGGCTGCGGCCCCTGGCAACGTCATGTCCGGCATGGGCGACCTCGCCAAGCGGTTCGGCATTCGCTGAGCACTGAGAACGGCCTTTGCGATCCGATACTGATCGGGTCGGCGCTTGGCCGATGCTCAGGCCCTTGCGGGGGTTGAAAGGCTCAAGATGGACCGGATTGAATATCGCGTGCGCCCCGTCACTCGCTGGATTGTGACGCGCTATGAGAAGGCGGGCGAAAACGCCAGCGTCAGCCAACACGGCGAATACGACAACTTCGACACCGCCTATGAGGTCGGATACGCGCTCTGCAAGGTGGAGCATGGCCGGATTGGCTGGACGGTCGGGGATGACCGGATTCAGTACCCTCGCCGCGACGCCGAAGCCCAAGACCCGACGCCA